GGCTTCGGCTCAATGGTGATAGTTATGTGCGCATTCAAACTCAGGTCAAGTGCAAAAGTATTCGGCACTGATGCCTCAAATGGTTTCATGCTCTTCAGGTTTGGATTGTAGATCGTTGGATCGGAACCAGTCATCTCCAGAGCATCCAACACTTTCTCAACCCATTGCATCAAAACTTCCATGCCATTCGCGCGGTCCACAGACAGACCAAGCTCAACAGTAATGCGCCCAACGATATTATCGACGCGATAACCCTCCGTAATTCGTGGTGCCATCAGCGTCAGATTAGGCAAGTCATCGCGACCGTCCACTTGAGCCTGCGGCACAGAACGAAACTTGAGACCAGCCAGCAGTTGCCCGCTGCCTGTGTGGAATGTCAGGCGGTCAATGACTTCCTTAATCGGTGCGGAGTAGTTACCCACGCGATCCCCTCGCAGCGTTGCGCACCATTTGCACCAAAGCTTTCCGCAATCGCTCGAATGCCTTCGCTCGCTCTGGCTCGATGAAGTGCTGTCCCTTGATGCCGCGCACACGCAACTTGAGAATGTAATCACGTCCCCACTTCAAGCCACGATGCCAACCTGCGGCAGCTCGGCGCGTCAAAGGAACATAAAGCCTCTCGGCTTTCACCGGATAAATGAAACCCGCACCATTGCGTGCCGTCCCGAAATTCACAAAGCCTGCGATCTGTCTCACTGATGTGCCACTCGGAGAAGTGCGGCCTTCTGGAATATCAATCTTGCGGCGGCCCAGTCCCGGCGTCGTGATGGTCCACCCTGAACGGATCGATCCAAACCAACGCTTCGGGCTCGCCTGAACCAAAGAAGCCAGCGTCTGCAAGGCCACTTTCTCCACAATGGGATCGAGATTCTCTGGAGAGATTTGGTTCGCAAGACGCTGGCACATTGCGCGGGCGCGTTCGGTCTGGGCAGTGAGACGTATCATGCAGCAACTGGATCATGTGATCCATTCATATCATAACCGGCAGTTTCTTTCCGAGAATATCATAGACCGTCTTAGGAATCCTGTTGTCCAGAAGTTCCGTCTTCTGACCATCCAACCCAGCTACTTCCTTGCGATTATGCCCGCTGAACGCTGCCGCCACAACTCTGGTCGCATGACTGATGTGCTGCGGCATTCCCTGTGGCACTACGGCTGTATCGACTATCGGCGTCAACGTATTTGCAGGGTCAAGATCTTCCGCTGTCCCCGACACAACTACACTGCCGCTCACCCCGGAACTATTGTCCTGCGTCAATGCAATCGTTCCTGGTGAATCGCCTGTGCCTGTCGCGATACGATTCGTATGTGCGGCATCGCTCCAGATGTCAATCTGCACGCTGACACCCCCCAAGGGAGTAAGTCCCCAATACATCACGTTCATCCCAAGATTCTGCAATGACCACGTCGCTACTTGATCGCCTGTGTCTCCGGCTTCGGTCACTGAAGTTGAAATCTGTCGATAGCCGAATTCACCCTTGATAGAAAGCAGCCGGTCTGGTCGCGAGAGGTTCCAAGGACCACTCAAGAGAATCAGCCTGTCCGCCCGTGTAGCGAGGACTCCTTTGGCAACGTAATCCGTGCCGCTCACAAGCACAGTGCCGGCCAATGATACTTCGGAGATGCTCAGAATCGGTCGGAACGGAACGAACACTTCATTCTCATACACCGCATCGAATGAATCCAGCTCAAGAGGTGACAGCAAATGGTTGTGATAAAAGAAATCCCGTCCCATGTATTGGTCAATCCACCGTGAAGCATTGTTGATGGCCTCCTTAAGTTCGTCGTCGCGAGCAGTGTCCGAGAGCGTAAACTTCAACTCATGCTTAAGTTCATCGAGGGAACAATATGGATTGAGGAGCACAGACATTATTATTTTCCTCTTTTTGCATTCACCGCCGCCTTAAATTGAGAGAGCCACGGTTCAATGAGGCAACCGTTTTCATCTAACTTTCGCCCTTCTTTTCTGTATCGCCAATGCCACACTGTGATGCTAAATACGTTTTTTACTAAATCTGAAAACCACATTTGGCTAGTGCGGTAGCTTGTCCAGTAATTCTTGTAACTCCTCCACACTTCTTTGCGGAATGTCATAGTTCCTCTGATTCTACCGCTCACTTGCGTCGTGCATTCAGCACCATCTGCAACAGTGCTGCTCGTGATGTTTTCTTGGGGTTGAAACTGATGACCTCAGCTTTTGCTTCCTCGTTGATGCGCTCGGCTTCCTTGACCAGTTCCTCGAACTTCATGCCTTTCAGCTCCAAAGTCCGAACGCTATCTTCATCGTTGGCCTTGGCCAAACCCTCCAGTCGTTCCTTCTCGGCTTTGTTGTGCTTCTCTGCCGATTCTTTCTGCTCCTTGGACATTCCAGGCGCGATCTGAATGAACGTTCCTGCAACCGGAATCTTTGTCGTCTCTTCGACACGCTCATACCGCTTGTCTTCGTCGCGTTCGACCATCAACGCCTCTTGTTCCGTAAGCAACAAGATATCGTTGTTCTTGACTGATCCAAATCGGGCAAGATTAACATCCGGACCTTTGTAGATGAATTTGTTCATGTTTCCTTTTTCGTTTTCATTTCGGCTTCCGTTCTAACAAAGAAGGCGGGAGTTGTAAACCCCCGCCTTTTGCTCATTCAATTATTCATCAACTATTAAAGTTGTACCCGACCGAAAGCCACCGGATCGTTGCGCTCGGCGTCTCAATCGGCGTGAACGCGCGACGGAAGCTCGCAACCACGAAGTTCGTCTGCGTCTTGATGTCCTTGTCAATCTCGACCGTAAAGTCACGGCGCCGGCCAGGAATCCAGCCGTTCAGATTCACAAGCAAGATGCTGCCCTTCGTGGTAGTCACCCCATCATACACGCCGGATGCATTCAGGTCCTCGCGCACTCGCTCGCTGACAATGATCGGAATCCCAAGAAACGACGCGAGTTCACCCGTTAGAATCGTCGCACGCGGTCCATACTTCTCCAGCGTAGTCACATTGGCAATGCCTTGCATGTCGTTGATGCCGGCTGGCCCAGCAATCCAGAGCAGATCGCGCACGCGCACACCATATTTCTTCAGAGCCTTTTTCATAGCCCGCAGATTTGCCTCGTTAATGCCGCCTGTGGATAGGTCAAGCTTCAGCACCGAGATGGCCAGCGCAAGCTTCCGGAAGCCGTTAAAGGATCGCTCGGCTGCTTTCGGGATAAGCTCGGTATCCGAGTCCTGATGTGTCCCAGCAGTATCACCGTTGATTACCGCGGATTCGTAAGCATCAGCCGCCGCGCTCGCAAGCTGCTCCTGAACAAATGGCAGGATGGGAATGATGGCATCTTCATCCACCTCGTAAGAAAAGTCCGTTCGACCCATCAGCTTCTTGGCGTCCAACGTGACCTTGCTGGTCCCCGGCGATGATTCTGTTGCCGCCACATTCTCAGTCGTCTCCAGATAGAACGTTGGTCGCGTCGTCGCCAGCGGATATTCATACGGTTGCGTAGGCATATCCACCTCTCTGGCCAGCAGCAGCGCAGCAAGATCCGATGAGAGATAGAATCGGCGTAGCAACTCCGAACTCAAATCCGTCGGCACCCATTCATCTCCAGAGCCGGCCGTAGTCGATGTCAGCGCCTTCTGGCCACTCCGAGCGAAGCTTACCATCTTGGCCATGACCCGATCACCCAGAGCTTTGCCGCGCGTCAACTGGGCTTCCGTGATGCCCGAATTAATGTCGCGCTTCATCATCACGTTGAGCAACTGCTTCATGTGGAGCGGCAGGTTGCCCTTGGTGTGCGCCGACGGAAGTTCAATCACAATCTTGCCTTCGTGATTGTCGTCGCCCGAATCGAACTGCTGCTTTGAGCCCTTGCGGATCTGTTTGATCTGTTCTGCTGTGACTTTCTGGATAATCTCGCCGATAGCATCCTTCGTCAACGGCACGTCCTCAGACTCTCCAGCCTCGATCACTTCCTTGATGATAGCCTTGATACTCTCATTGGTGACCTGATCCTTCTGATCCTTCTCTGGCAACAGCGCCTTGATCTGTTCAGCCACCGTCTCAGTCAGCATCTCCTGAAGCTTGTCGAGCGTCACTGTCTTGGTGTCCTCGTTCTCTTCGGACTCATCTTCTGAGTCAGCCTTTTGCTGCTTGCCCTTCTTGGCTTTATCAGACGGGATTTCGATTTCGTCATCGTCCTCAGCTTCCGCAGCCTCAGCTTCATCGACGATAATCTGCAACTTGGAGTATGCCGCATGCAGCGTCTTAAGTTCTGCTTCGGCTTTCTTGGACCGCTTGGCCTCCAACCATGCGGCTTTGGCATCTGCCAGCATCGTTTTGATATCTTTAAATTTCTTTTTCATTTGGAAAGTTTACGTTTCACTGCGTTGTGTTTGGAGATCGAAACTTGAATGCTCGGTTACTTCCGCATGGTTTGACCAAGCAGTGTTTCGGCTTCGAGGAAATGATAGTAGCTGGTCCACAGATGCGCCGTCTTCAAATACTTTTTGTCCTGATCGGACAGCGCTCGCACATTGAATCTCGCATCAGGGTTGGCTGGGATTGGCGTCAGTGAGCCCTCCCAGAGCTCCACTTTGAAGATACCGCGCCCATCTTCCTTGTAATGAAAGATGCCCCCCATGCTCGTCGTCTTAAGCATTCCTTCCGCAATCTTGAATCGTGCATCAATGTTGCTAGGAGAATTGGAGAGCGTCGCCTCAAACAAAAGCCCTTTCTTGTCTTCCTTCATCATCGTAAAGTTTCCGGCCAGCATCGCAACCGTATTCCGATGGTCGGTCAGCAAAACAGGATTCAACATGAACCTGGCAATCGTCTCACGAAATGCGCCCTCATCTACGTAGTCATGGTGCCGGTCTGATTCCGTCGTGCTCCTGAAGGTCGAGAGGTAGCCACGGATTCGCACATTGCGATAGTCAATGATGTTGTCCCCCTCCTTTACTACATCAGGCTTCTTGGCATCCTCAAGTTCAATGCCGACCGCAGCCTCAAAACGTTTGATGCGTCCACAATTCCCGCTAGCCTTATGAACAATGATGCCAGGAAATACCGGGATCGTCTTGGGCTTGGAGCGCGGAGACTCCCACGCAATGCGGATTGCGTATGGCTCTGGCTCTTTCGGCGTCACAATTCTCAGCTTCACTATTGGGAACTAATTGCCTCTTTTATGCCATCTGTCGAGAGAAAAAACGAAACCCAAAGGAAAGATGGCCGTGATTTATGAGCGCGTGGCGGAATAAGACGCGATTGCTGGAAGCCCGTCTGCCGCGCTCATCTAAAAACCCAAGTTCGGATCAGCCACGACACCATCAAAGTGCCATCTGTCGAGAGCAAAAATGGTTATTGACGAAACCAATGGCACTGTATCAGAATGACCCGCATGAAAACGAAAACGAATGAATCACGTCAGCCCGATGCGACGCATCGGATCTCTCAGTAGAAACCCGTCGTTCATCTCCATTTTTTAGATTTTATGAAAACCAAACT